AGAAACGCTGTGTCTGCGCTGTTGTTCTCGAAGTCCCACCACTCAACCAGCGAATCACGCAACGACCCGCCAGATCGAGTTGATCCGGCGATGAGGCCCATTGTCAGGGTTGGGATGTGCATGATCAGGTCACCGACAAATCACCAGTCAAGTCCCACTCGTCCGTGCCCACCTTATGCAGCATCAGCACCGACCCCTTGCGCGCCGACTTTGCGACAAAGCCCGTTGGGGTATTGATCGTAACCCCACCTGACGGAGACACCGTGACTTGCCCGTCGCCAACTTGACGCATCGTCATCACGGACCCAATCACGATGGCAGTGGCGGCATTGGCCGGCACGGTTGCCGTGATTGGTGTGGCCGCAGTAAATCGAGTGACACGACCGAGCGTGTCTGCGATCCCAAAGGTGTAGCTTGTTCCTGCCTGGTTATTGACTGCAGCGCCGATTGGCGCCTCGCGTTGATACCAGTCGCTGGTGATGAACATCAGATTGACGAGCTCGTCTTGCGGGCATGCCCGCCAACCGTTCCTCGGGGTGATGATCTGCCACGCGCCAAGGACGCCCGACCAGCGAGCAATCTTGCGCGCGTGCCCAGCCCACGCACCAGATGGCGTTGAGCCGATGATGTAGGAATCCCCGTCAGCAGGACTTCCCGGGGGCGCGTCCAGATCACGATCAATGACCGCGCATTGCACCAGCAAGTCGAAGCCCCGCCATTGCGACATGAGTGCTGCGTAGTGTTCTTCACCGGCCGCACCGTTCACAAGAAGGCCCGTGTTCGGGCCATAACTGAGTGCCATTGTTATCTCCGTTTAGAGCGTCACGCCGCCCACACTTTCGCCAAGACGGAAGCCGAGACCGTAGGGCTGCGGCGCATTGAGGGCATCGTACTGAAAGTCGATGCGGTACGACTGAAAGGACTCAAGCCCATCGCGCACCGATGACAACAGCACATATCCGGTCTTCATTCCGGCGTGGTAACCGGAGTCCCATGCAGCACTCCCCCAATCGTAGAACCAGGTCAGCGCATTGATGGGCAGCGACGTGCGGACAAGCACGTTGTCATCTCGATAGACCCGCGCAACATAGGTGGTGCCAGCTTCGGGGCTGATGCTGGCATGTCCATACGGGATCAACTGATCTTGTTGAGTGATGCGATTGCGGTGCGCCCACGTCAGAGTGATGCGATCCGTGCCGGCTTGCATCGTCGGGTTCGTATCGAAGTTCGCCCCGTTGACTTTCACCAGGCCGGGTGGATATGGACGTGCGAAGCGAAAGTTGAAATTGACTTGCTTCGGGGGCGAGTGGGAAATTGGGATAGCACCCGAACTCAGTGTCTTTGGCAGAACCTTTACGCTGATGATCTCGCTGCCCGCGTATTCAACACCGTCACGACCAAGCGAGTCGTCAAAGAACCAAATCATTGCCCCGTCTGCGTGTGGCCTTGCAATCGTATCGCAACACCCGCGACCGATGGTCAGACTATTGCCAGCCCGAGCGTCGATAGACACGATCTCGTCATCAATCATCGCGGCCATTCCGATCCGAATGGCGTCGGCAAATGATGCCTTGAAGTTTTCCATCGTCACGGTTGTCGTCAGGGCACCAATAGCGCCCGATAACTCGGCAGTTGGGCAGAAGCCAAAACTGGCTTGTCGTTGGGTGTAGTCTGAATTGGCCATGGTCAGATCGGGCAGACAAAACTGGCGTCAGGCGGATTCTCGTCTACCGACGCTGCACCGAATTTCACTGCGATGGTGTAGGTGGTATTCAAGTCCTGCCCTTCCTGGCAAACCGTTCCAACATAGGCCGCAACATCGGGCACATAGTCGAACTCTGCCGCAGTCAGACCGCGATAGAGCGATCTGTACGGCAACTCGAACGCTTTGCTCTCTGCGATGCATGCACGGTCGGTTGGTGGCGTCCACTGCGGCGGACCAATCGTAGTGAAACCGCGCTGCGGCAGTGCGAATACATCTTGCACACCGTTGATCTCGATCTTGCCGTCGCCCACCTTTCCGTAGTCGATAGTGCCAACACGAACCACCGTATCAGGGATTCCGCGGCTCATGTCCTGAATACGGATCACCATACCCGGAACGATCTTGTAGCCGCGACGGTCGAGCGTGAACTTGTAGCGACGGACAGACGGGCTTGCCGCCTTCAGATCACGCTGGGCAAGGCGCGTGGCAAGCTCCGCAGTCGGGCAGCCCTTGTACTCTTTGGACAGGCTGTTTATCGCACCACCGGCCGACTGCAGCGCAGCCAGGTTCGATGCGCGAACAGTACGGTCTTCATCGGTCACAGGGTCACGGTAGGTGACCCGGACTTCGTTGATCATGCCACTTTGGTTCGAGACGGCAGCGTCCTTGATCTCCAGCAAGCCGCTGTCTTTGTCGAACAGCGGCAGCGACGATTTCACGTAGTCGCCTCTGATCAGATTGATCTTGATCTTGCCGTTCGTGCGATCCTCGTAGACCGTGGCGCCAATATGGTCAAGGATCGTTTGGATGAAGGACTTGATCGAGTCGCGCCGCGTCCACCGAATGCACAGTCCAAATCGTTCGGAGAACAGAATGTCAGCCGCGTACTTCCATGCCGCGTCGTCAAAGCGAGCGCGGTCAAAGCCTCGCCCCCATTCCCGGTTGGTCATAGCCTCATAGACGATGTGGACCGGGTTCATCGCCTGAATCAAAGTGTCGCCAAGCCCGACAAGGGGCGGAAGCGTGGCAGCCCATGTATAGATGTACTTGATGTGTAGCAGACGGTCAGGGAAGTACCAGACACCGGCGTAGTCCGACGTGAACGTGATCACGTTGCCAGCCACGGTGTAGTCAACGCCAGCCACCATCTCTGCGAAGAACGTCCCGCCGTAAGTCCCGTCGCCAGTGTCACCGGCAACGTACTCGAACTGAATGCTATCTACACCGACCAAGGGGCCTTCAAGATCGACCAGGGTAAGCGTCTTTGGCGATGTCAATGCCGATGCCGGTGTCCAACCGTTTGTCGGATCGTAGTGATCGACGTAGCGGATTTGAGACCCGCTCAACGTCTTCGATTCGGCAAAGCCACCGCCCTGTTGTTCACCAGAACTGACAGGTCGAGTGAGTGAAATGACTGCTTTCGTTGGATACCAAGGGTCGCCGTCCCACCCATTCAACGCGCGCCTGACTCGAAACTTCCACGGCTTCGGGTATGGGTTCATCATGCTGATGAGCCCGTCGAAAAACACTGTGAATCTGCGACGGAATCCCGGCATTGGCGACTTGAGCACTGTGCCCAGCGCAACGGGTGCGGTCTGTGCAGGCTCACCCATCATCACCGTCAACGGGCCTTGGATTCCACCTTCGCCCGATTCGCCGCCAAAGACATCGGGCGCGTCAATCGTGATCTGGCCGCTGGCAGTTTGGTTGCCACGCCACACCGTCTTGTCACCCACCTTGATCTCGGTTAGTTCATCCACTGGGCCACGGCTGATGCCCATGTGAATGCCGAAGAAGTATTTGAATCCAACGACAGCCATCAGTCTTCTTCCTCACCCGCAGATTCCTTACGGGCAATGCCTGCTACCAATTTACCAAGAGCGTCCCCCGTGCCTTCAAGCACGCTGGCCGGATAGCCATGATTGAGAAACTGCATGTAGTCCAGACCGTGCCGAACAAACCATTGGCGAGCGCCCCGCGAGCACAGCCGAGCTTTGCGCAGGTGCTCGACCGTCACGGTCGGGTCGAGGATGATTGCGGTCATCCCTTCTTACCCCCATCCAAACGGATTTCCTCAGTACGGTAGTTCCCGAGACCGATTACCGTCCAGTCGCCAGACCAACAGTCACCGAAGATCACGCATTGCGGCGTCCCCTCATCGGCCTGTGGAAACTCAATGTCGTCAAACGCTTCTGGCGTTCGAGGGGTGGCTTTTGGGGCGTTCGCTGCGCTGATGAGCGCAGAGAAGACAACGAGGAATATCTGCCAGATGGTTGTCGGGTCCATCGCTTTCCTCTAGAACACAGGCTGACCGTCGAACGGCGAGCGACTTGGAAAGTCGGGCTCACCACCGTAATTGTCGTAGTTTCCGAATGCCTGGCAGTTGGTGGGTGTGAAATTGCAGCCTGGCAGGACAAAGCCGCCCACCCCTTCAAACAGTTCACCAGGATCACCCTGCAACAGCAATTGGGTATTGACTGCATTGACGGCTGGCGCAACTTTGACACTCTTTTCGATTGCTAGGTACTCATTCCCACGCATCGGATGAGTCCACACCAGAAAGCCATTGTTGAACTAGTCTGTGTCTCGAAGAACACCGGCCAGTTCGATACCGATGACTGCGCCATTGATCGTCAATACAACAAACGCCTGCTGCCAAACAGCCTTGTCCACCTTGCACGTCAACGGGTCGTACAGGGCATAGGAGCATGTCCGCTGCCAACCAAGCCGCAGGCCCTCTCTGTCGAGACTTCCGCTCGTGTTCTGGCAAGTGATCTTTGCGCGGCCGGGCATGGGGAACCCGACTTGAACGATCTCGCCGATGTAGGAAACAAGCATCTGCGCGTCGTCAAGATGCTTGGTGTACTGAATCATCGTGATCGGCGTGGACGGGGCCGACGCCATGTGAATCTGCGCAGGGGCTACCCACGAAGGAACATCAAGGCTGAAAGCATCGTTTGATGTTTCACCTGTCTGCTTCACTGAATCTGACTTGATCGCGGCCGATGTCCATGTGAAGCCCCCGGCCACGATGTCAACGTCGGCTGTTGTGTATCGCCAGGTATTGCGTCCGAGCGTGAATGCGTAGAACTCGGGAGGTCGCCCCAACTCATTCGATGATTCAAGAATGTCGTATG